TTTTTTTTTTTTTTTTTTTTTTTTTAACTAATCAATTCCGGTGGATAAAAAAAATTCATATAAACCTTATCATCTCGCAACATTCTAGACAAGGCCCTACACATTCCATAAGGAACAATCTTCAAGCCATAGTACTTCTGAGTTGCCTCAGCAACAGCACTAACAGCGATCTCATTGTCATAGTGACGAAGTTCCGAACATAAAGAAATCCACTTCTCTTTCATATCAACAGCTGGACCATCAACCCAGACTGGAGTACAAAGACTCTGCACACGTGCCCACGGATCAGCCATTTCAATCCAACGACCCAAAATTTTTAACCTAAACTTTTTACAAAAATATCTCACATTGTTGGTATTGAACTTTGACGCAAGATTGAAAGTCAAACTCATGCGCTCAACAGCCGTTTCAACTTGTATGGGCCTCGATGTCTCTGAATCTACATCATCGCCCTTTATTTCAAGTGTCACTATATCATCCCGCGATAAATCAGAAGACACCACAAAGGCGGCTAACTGTATCACTCCATTCCTGTACAATGTTTTCCAGTCACCCGAAATACCTCCTAACACAGCAGATAACAATATTCCAAAAGTCATATTAACTGCTTTTTTCAACCCATGTGCCTGAACCCAAATATCAAACCTATCCTTATTCAAACCCAACCTTTTGTTAAAAGCCATTTCGAATCTAAGTGCAGGATGCTCCTGAGAACGATCATAATCTGATGAATCAACAGAATAACTGTAAGTACGGCCCTTAGCACGTCTTATGGGCTCCAACGAATTGTACCACTCTTCACTTTCAACTGAACTCCATTGTGGATTCACCTTTATGTTTGGTCTCAAACACTCAGACAAGCACGAATTGACTCGACGCATGATTGCAGAATAACAACCATTAGTGCTTGACTGCTCCAAATACATTATTGTCTGTGAATGAGTAATCTTCGTGTCAGAATCAGCCTCTCTCTTGGGTTTAATTTTTCCTTTCGCCATCAACATCCACCTATCAAGACGTATTTCGCCCTCCACAAAAAACTCATCAAGCATTTTTTTTGCCTTATGCTCATCTACGTTACCAATAAAATTCTCAATATCCAACGCATTGGGCTCCCACATCCCTAAGTTCAGGTGGCGTTCAACAACATCCTTCCAATCTTCCCTAAAACAAGTGGCTATCACCCTATCAACTATCATGTCAGGCGTTAGATCCAAATCCACAACGCCGCGATTGCTAGGTATGCCAACATTCCGCTTAAAAAGGGCCCCCAGCAGAGAAGCAGACGATTGTATCCTATTCCCTTCAACACCAGCATCAACC